TGATACTGCTTACATATCAGGTAACTTTCCATTAGATAGTATTGGTAATATCGGTGACTATTGTGTTATTCCTAATTACAGTTCAAGCTACGGCGCAGGTAATCAATATTTTTATAAAACTCTTAGTAATACATGGACCATATTAGGTAATGCAGGATGGGCACAAAGTTGGCCAACAATTCAAGGTACAAATTCTAATCCAACATTAACTGCTGCTGATACGTTTGTATTAAGCATGAATGGATTATTTACTACTACTATTACTGTTCCTGCAAGTCCTAATAATAATGTAGCCGGTGTTGCAACAGCTATTAATAATTTAGGTTATACTTATTTAACAGCATCCGTAATATCAGGTAAATTGAATATCTATTCATCACAACCTTCTTCAGATAATCCATATATTGGTATTGATTCTAGCACAGGAACTGTATTAGCTGATTTAGGGTTAACTTTAGGAGATCAATATCAACCTCAAGTCGTATATGGAACTTCGGCAGAAATGCCATTATGGACAAGCAGTCAACAATATCCACATCCAACTGGATCGGGTTGGATTAAAGTTGGAGCTAACGGTTTAGGATTAAATCCTGTTATATCAAAATATAATGCTGTTACTGCTGCATGGACAGCACAAAAAGTTAATCTAGCAATGAACGATTGGTCTATTGATTCTAGTTTGGATGCGACTGGTGGACAGGCTATACCTGCAGGAACTATATATGCCCAATATGATACATATTTAAACTTAGACGGGGTTGGGATTGGTGCATCTTCTTCTTCATATATCTTTAAAAAGGAGGCAGTAGGACCTACAATTTGTACAGGGTCCGAAACTGACTTTACTATAAATTTAAACTATAGTTTAAGTACTGCTATTTTATATGTACAAACAAGTGTGCCAAATACTGCTACATTATCGAGTACATACGAAGTTACTATTCCTGATAGTTGCACTCCTACACAATTTATTACAGCTTGGTCTGCACAAGGCATAGAATATACTAGTGCTGAAGTCAATAGTGACGGCGCAGTTGTGTTAACTCATACTGAAGGTGGACAAATTGTATTAAATGATTATATTCAAACAGTAGGTGCCAATAAAGGAAAAAGTGCAGGTATTCTAACTCAAGCTGGATTCGACTATACTCTAAGCAATACTTATACTAAAATAGGACCAGCTGCATCAAATACTTATACAGGTATTGCTACTACAGGGGGTGCAGGTAGTAACTGTACTATTCAAGTTTCTACTAATGTGTTTGACACATATCAAATTACTGGAACTGGTGTAACAGCAGCTGGAACTGGATATGCAGTAGGTAATACATTAACTGCGGTTGGTGCAAATTTAGGCGGATCAACTCCTACAAATAATTTAGTAGTTAAAGTTGCTTCGGTGAATGGTAGCGGCGGGGTAACTGCTGTGACTTTTGTTTCTGGAAATGCAAATAATGTTTTCAGTACACAAATAAGTAATTGGAACTATTTAACATATACAATGAATGAAATAGCACCAGTTGCAAATCCAGCGAATGGAACACCGTGGTACTATAGCGTTGTTGACCAAGTCGATATCATGGTTCAAGCGAATGGTCAATGGAATGGTTACAGAAATGTAAACTACGATACTAATGGTTTCCCTTCATATACTGGCTCTAATTCAACAGACCCAGATGGTCCTATCGTTAGTGCAACAGAGCCAACAACTCAAAGTGACGGTACAACTGCATTATCATACGGTGACTTATGGATTGATACAAGTGATTTAGAAAACTACCCAGTTATTAATCGTTGGCAGTATGATTCTACTAGTATGACAGACATGTGGGTGTTGATTGATAATAGCAATCAAACAAGTTCAACTGGGGTATTGTTTGCTGATGCACGTTGGGCAACAAATGATGTAACTAATGTAGTTGATGATCCTATTCCGACAATCGTAAGTTTACTATCAAGTGATTATTTAGATTTAGATGCACCCGATCCTGCACTATACCCAACAGGTATGTTGTTGTTTAACACACGCCGTTCAGGATATAATGTTAAAGAGTATCAATTAAACTATTTTAATGGTACAAAATATCCAGACGGTCCTCTTCCGACAGAAACAGCAACATGGTTAAGTGTAAGCGGATTGCAAAGTAATGGTAGTCCATACATGGGTCGTAAAGCACAACGTCAAATGGTTGTAAAAGCATTGCGTCAAGCAATTGATAACAATACTGATTTGCGTGATGAAGATAACTTCTTTAATTTGATGGCTACACCTAATTACCCTGAATTACAACCTAACATGGTTGTATTGAATGCAGATCGCGGCGAAACCGGATACATCTTGGGTGATACGCCGATGAGATTGCCAGCAAATGCAACAGCCATTCAAGCATGGGCAACTAATACAGCAGGTGCTACAAGCACAGGTGAAGAAGGTTGTGTAACACGTAATACTTACTTAGGTTTGTTCTATCCAAGTGGATTGACTTCAGACTTATCAGGTAATATTGTTGCAGTTCCAGCAAGTCATATGATGTTGCGTACTTTCTTACGCAATGACACTGTTGCTTATCCTTGGTTAGCGGCAGCAGGCACACGTAGAGGTACTATTGACAATGCCACAAACATTGGTTATTTAGATAGCACTACTGGTGAGTTTATAACTATCAAGACACGTTTAGGAATTCGTGATGTATTGTACATTAATTTTATCAATCCATTGGTATTCTTTACTGGTGTTGGGTTGTTAAATTATGGTAACAAGACAAGTTTTGATAGTCAAAGTGCATTAGATAGAACCAATGTTGCAAGATTGATTGCTTATATTCGTAGACAATTAACACTTGCAGCAAGACCGTTTGTATTTGAACCAAATGATACTATAACAAGACAGCAAATTCAAGGTGTAATATCATCATTGTTTATGGATTTAGTTGCAAAACGAGGGTTATATGATTATCTTGTAATTTGTGACAATTCAAATAATACTCCTGCAAGAATAGATAGAAATGAATTATGGGTAGATGTAGCAATCGAACCAGTCAAGGCAGCTGAATTCATTTATATTCCAGTTAGAGTATTGAATACAGGTGAGATAGCAGCATTGTAATAAAAAAAGATAACCTTTACGGGTTATCTTTAGATTTAAGATAAATAAGATTAACAGGAGAAACATAAAATGGCAACAGTTGGATCAGATTCACTACGCAACATGTCCGTAAATAATTCGGACAACGTTGGATTATTAATGCCTAAATTGCAATTTAGATTTAGAGTAAACTTTTTAAATTTTGGTAACCAAGATTCATTAAATATGTCACGACAAGTTATTGACTGCGCTAGACCGCAAGTTCAATTCCAAGAAATAACATTACCAGTGTATAACTCTACTTTATATCTAGCAGGTAAAGCAACATGGCAAACACTAGCTATAAACATTCGTGATGATGCCTCAGGAAATATTCAAAGAGCAGTTGGAACTCAACTACAAAGACAAATGGATTTTGCTGAACAGGCGAGCGCAGCATCCGGCGGAGATTATAAGTTCACAACTAGAATTGATATACTAGACGGTGGCAATGGTGGATCAGCGCCCGTAGAGTTAGAAACTTGGGAATTATATGGTTGCTTTATCCAAACTGCTAACTATAATACATTGAACTATGCTACAAACGAAGCGGTAACTATTGCGCTAACATTACGGTATGACAATGCAATTCAATATGGCATGAACGGTACTGAATTAATAGCACCGAATAGACCGGTCGGAGTTGGTTCTGCGTTAGTTACGAATGCTGGTACAGTTTCCGAAGGCGGTTAATACTTAAATAACATGGCTAGAGAATATTCTGTCGGAGATTTTCCTAATAACTTATCTAGGCCAAATGCACAAGAAACAGGCCCTAGAGGGCCTGTTTCTTTGCGTGATTTTACTCATGCAAGTAAAACATTCAGAACTAACAACTATGGCTTTACTCCTAAATTCAAATACTTATTTCACGTATACTTTAGTATAAATCCAGAAGCATTTCCAGATGGCATTAATAA